TATTTCTCCTGGCGGTTGCCGGTTGTCACAGGCCGGTGGCTGATTAGTCCTTAGGTGGACAGCTTCAAATATTCGTTCCCGTTCAAAAGCTCATTGATTACTCCTTTCTGCTAAGGCACGTCTGAAAATTAGGGCGTGTCTTTTTAATTAATTTTAATATAAAGCAACGTCCGGCATGACCGGTTGCATATTGGGCTTGCATAGTGCAGGCGATTGTTTGGTGGTGGAATGGCAGACACACAAAGTCGGTTGCTGTATAACGCAGATTGGAAAGATACAGCGTGTAGGGTTCGATTCCCTGCCCAAACAGTAAGAGTTTACAAAGAACATGAATATTCTGGATTGTTTCTTTTTCAAGAAGTATGAAAGAGTGGGATTATTCTTTAACTCTCGTAATATTTTGGTACTGCATGATTCATTAGGTGACGATCAATGACATGACAAGCCGGGTTCAAATCCCGGATATTACGTTAAATTAACCTTTTACAGGCATTATATAAACTAAAGCCCTTAACGGGTAAATGAGCGCTTAGTACATGTGTATTAGGCGCTTTTAATATATTTAGAAAGAGGTGGGGATTGATTGGCTAGGGCACCTGATGAACGATACGACAAAGCATATGAGTTATTTAAGGCTGGTAATAAGTTAGTTGACATAGCTAATCAACTAAACCTGCCAGAAGGAACCGTCCGCCGGTGGAAGAGTACACATAAATGGGGTAACGAACGCTCGGAAAAGAAAAGCGAACGTTCGGAAAAGAAAAAGATTATTGATGATGGCACTAAGGAAACGATGCTTAATGAAAACCTTACCCATGAACAAAGACTTTTCTGTATTTATTACAGCAAGATATTCAATGCTACTCAGGCATACCAAAAAGCATATGGGTGCAGTTATGAAAATGCATCGTCACATGCTTGGGAGTTGTGGGCTAATGTGGAGATAAAAAAAGAAGTAGCGAGACTTAATGAAAAGAAGAGACAGCAAGTGGTAGCAAGCGCAGATGATGTTGTTGAATTACATATGCGTATAGCTTTTGCTGATATAGGTAATTACTTATCATTTGGTCAGAAAAAGGTACCACAATGGAAGAAGAATAAGGACAATGTAGATGTGCCTATTATTGATCCTAATACCGGACAGCAAAAGGTTGCAATCTATAATGAGATTAATTTAAAAGATTCAAGTGAAACAGATACACAGATTATCCAAGAGGTAAAAGAGGGTAAGGATGGTGTCTCAGTTAAATTAGCAGACAGGAATAGATCCTTAGAATGGTTAACTAAATACTTCCTTATGAATCCTATGGACAAACATAAGATAGAGTACGACCGCCTTAAGTTGGAACTGGAATATAAAAAGACAGAGCCAGAAGAATTAAACGGCGGAGTTAAATACACTGGTATACCTGCCTCGATGATTGCACCAGCATTCATTAAGGTTGTCCATGACATACAAGAAGAGTTATACAATGAATATGTATTCCCTGGCGGTAGAGGTTCCACAAAATCATCGTTTATATCACTTGAGATAGTGGATTTAATAGAAAAGAATCCAGAAATGCACGCTGCTGTATTTAGGCAGGTAGGTAATACCTTAAGAGATTCCGTATATGCACAGATGTGCTGGGCGATATCAGCTTTAGGACTTGAGGATGAATATAAATGTAATATATCACCTCTTGAAATTACTAAGAAGTCAACAGGACAAAAGATATTCTTCCGTGGTAATGATGATCCAATGAAATCTAAAGGTATTAAAGCGCCTGCATTAAAGAAAGAAGCTATTCGCCGGATCAAGATAAATAAAGAAAAGCTAAAAGCGATTAACAAACATCATGATTCGATGAAGGTTGAGAATGGTTATATCGGAATCCTATGGTTTGAAGAATTAGACCAATTTAAAGGAGCCGAAGCAGTAAGAACGGTTACTCAATCAGTTGTGCGTGGTGGTGAAAAAACATACATATTCAAATCATTCAATCCACCTAAGAGTTCAAATAACTGGGCAAATAAATATATTAAAGTGCCAAAGCCCGGGATGCTGGTTACGCTCAGTAATTATTTAGACGTGCCTAAGTCGTGGCTAGGAAAGCCGTTCCTTGATGAAGCGGAGCATTTAAAAGAAACTAACCCAACAGCTTATGAAAATGAGTATATGGGTGTTGCTAATGGTACAGGCGGTAATGTATTTGATAATGTTACCATAAGGGCAATTACAAACGAAGAGATAGCACAATTTGATAGGCTTTATAATGGTGTTGACTGGGGTTGGTACCCTGATCCGTTCCACTTTGGACGTATGCATTATGATGCTGCTAGGATGAAGCTTTATATATTCTTGGAATACAGGGTTAATAAGCAAAAGAACAGACAAACAGCAGATAAGCTTATAGAAATGGGTATCACGTCAAATGATATCGTAACATGCGATAGTGCAGAACCTAAGTCTGTAGGTGATTACAAGTCATATGGTCTATTAGCGAGAGAAGCAGAGAAGGGTCCTGGATCAGTCGACTACTCCATGAAATGGCTGCAGTCATTAGCGGAAATTGTAATAGACAATAGTCGTTGTCCTCATACTGCAGAGGAATTTTTAAACTATGAGTATGAGAGGGACAAAGAAGGAAATGTAATAAGCGGTTATCCCGATAAGAATAACCATGCTATTGATATGACAAGATACGCAATGAACCCGATATGGAAACGGAGGGGTCAGTAATGGGATTGATTTCATACTTGAAAGAGGTGATAAGAAAAATGCTTCCGGTGAAAAGTTTAAAACAGGTAGTAGGGCAGAATTTAGCAATATCTGATGCCATGATTACAAAGATAGAATTGTGGTCACAAATGGAAAAGGGTAATGCCCCTTGGGTAGACGAGCAGGTGCAGTCACTTAGAACAGAACAAGGTATATGTAGGGAGTTCGCTAATATCTGTCTTAATGAGATGGAATCCAAGGTATCAAATGAAAAACTAAACGCAATATATCAAACAGCAATTAGAGATCTCAACGAAAACCTACAATCAGGGTTGGCGCTGGGGTCTTTTATTATTAAGCCTCTTGGCGGTGACAAGGTAGAATATGTTACTGCAGATAAATTCATTCCCATATCATTTGATAACAGGGGCAGGCTTACCAATGTTATATTTATCGAGGTAAGGCGCATTAAGGAAGATGAATATTATTTTAGGTTTGAGCAGCATGCACTGGTTAATAAGGTGCTTACGATTACAAATAAGGCATACCATAGCCAAAGCATAAACTCCATAGGCAGAGAGGTGCAATTGTCAGTTGTAGAGGATTGGGCAGCGCTTCCGGAATCTATAACCTACCAGGGAGTAGAAAAGCCTGATTTTGGTTATTACAGGAACCCTATAAAGAATGATATTGATGATTCTTTCTGTGGTGTGTCTGTGTTTGATTCTGCTATAGAGCTGATTAAAAAGACTGATACACAGTTCGGCAGACTTGACTGGGAATTTGAGAGTGGTGAGAGAGCAATACATGTTGACGTAGTGGCGTTGCAGGCTCATGAGGTTGTAGGTGATAAAAAAACGAAGCTAGTATTGCCTAAACTTAATAAGAGGCTTTACAGGGGGTTGAACCTTGAAGCAGGGGAGCATGAAGATTTATTCAAAGAGTTTTCCCCGGCATTTAGAGATCAGAATCTTATAAATGGTCTTAATACTTACATGCGTAGGATTGAATTTAATGTGTCTCTTTCATATGGCGATCTGTCAGACGTGCAGGAGACAGAAAAGACGGCTACAGAGGCAAGAATAGCACGAAAGCGTAAGTACAATATGGTTACTGCTATACAAAGCAATCTTAAGGAATGCTTGGAAGATTTAATATATGCTCTTGCTTTTTACAATGCCATGACAAAGACAGGCTATAAATATATCTGTAATTTCAAAGACAGTATCCTTACTGATGAAGAAACCGAAAGAGCACAGGACAAGGCAGACGTTGCTTTAGGGGTTATGTCACATGTTGAATATCGTATGAAGTGGTATGGAGAAACAAAAGAAGAAGCAGAGAAAAACATACCGGATAGAGCAGAGGTTGATATGTAAAGGAGGCGTATGTCATGAATGTACCTAAAATACCACTAATTTCACTTGGTGGAATAATTAATCCGCCTAAACTGTCAGGCCTTCTTGTACATGATAGTAATACAAAGGAGCTGGTATTACCAATAGGGAGGTTTAACAATATGAAATATAGAAAGAAGCCAGTAGTAATTGAAGCATTGCAATTTACTGATGAAAACAAAAATAGAGCTTATACTTGGGCTTCAAGCCTTCAAATGAACATTGAGCCTTCTTTTCGTGACGGTAATCCAGTGCTGATTATTCCTACCTTGGAAGGTGAAATGATTGCGAGTATTGGAGATTATATTATTCGCGGTGTTCAGGGTGAATTTTACCCGTGTAAGCCAGATATATTTAACCAAACATATGAGGCGGTGGATGAATGCTTACACCAGCAGAATTAGAGCGAATACCAATTGAAATACAACGCCTTATGTTAGACTTGTCAATGCGTATCATGGAAGATGCTGTTGAGCGTATCAGCATGATAGACAGTATATCCAGAACTGCAGACAATGAATTGTTTAGGCTTAACAGTATCGGAGTAAGCAGTGACACAATCCGAAAAGCTATTAAAAACATTCTACAAAAGACGGATGCTGAAATTGATATGATTTACGATGGTATTATCAAAGAGGGATATGCAAGAGATGAAGCCCTGTATAATGCGGTAGGAAAGCCTTTTACACGGTATGAAGAAAACGAACAGTTACAGCAGCTTATAGATGCAGTAAAGAGGCAGACAAAAGATGAAATAAGCAATATTACACAGACTACTGCATACCGCTTAAATGGTCCCGGTGGTTTATATGTTAACACAGCGGATTATTTAAAGTCTAAGCTTGACACTGCGATAATGGAAATTACATCCGGTGCCTTTGATTATAATAAGTCAATGCTTGATATGATAAAGGAAATGACAAAGTCTGGTGTCCGTGTAGTGGAATATGAAAGCGGTTGGCATAATCGCATTGACGTGGCAGCAAGAAGAGCTGTAATGACAGGGGTAACACAGGTAACGGGAAAGATCAATGAAATGAATGCAGAAGCACTTGAAACGAAGTTCTTTGAAGTATCCTGGCATTCTACTGCAAGGCCAAGTCACCAATTATTCCAAGGCAGGGTTTTTTATTGGGATAAAGAGAATCCTCTTAACAGTATTACAGTAGACGGTGTCCATTATAAAGCATTCATACCAGAGACAGAATATGGTACAGGCCCCGGTCTTTGTGGTTGGAATTGTTATCATTCATTTTATGCTTTTATTCCCGGCATATCAACAAGGATGTATACAGACGAGCAATTAGACGAAATGCACCGCAAGGAGAATGAAAAGAAGGAATATAAAGGGAAGTTGTACACAACCTATGAAGCCACTCAACGACAGAGAGAACTTGAAACCATTATGAGAAAGTATCGACAAGATATAAAGCTTGGGCAATCTGCAGGACTTCCAGAGGATACAATAGCATTAGATCAAGCAATGTATCGAAGCACAATGCAGGAATATGTTAACTACTCTAAAAAGATGGGGCTTCCCCAACAAAGAGAGCGTATTAACCAAGACGGAATAAAGAGGGTTTAAAGTCGTAGGAATACGGCTTATTTTTATGCCGGTCAGCGGATTAGACCTTAAATAGTCGAGCACTGGTGGATAGTTACACACCTAAAATAACTTAATAGTGGAGGAAAGATATGAAAAAAGAAGATTTAGTCGCATTAGGACTTACAGAAGAGCAGATTACAAAGATCTTTGAATATAACGGAAAAGATATTACAGCCGAACAGAAGAAAACGGAAAAGGCTGAACTTGACCGGGATAATTACAAAGGACAGCTTGAAACAGCACAGACAACGCTTAAGGAGTTTGACGGGGTAGATGTAAAGGACATGCAGAGTAAAATTACTCAGCTTACGACTGATCTACAGAATAAAGAATCTGAATACCAGACAAGATTGTCTGACATTGATTTTAACCAGTCTATTGAAACAGCTATTAAAGGGGCTGGCGGAAAGAATGCAAAGGCTGTAAAAGCACTGCTTGATATTGATGCCCTTAAGTCCAGTAAAGATCAAACAGCAGATATTAAAGCTGCTATTGAAGCATGCCAGAAAGATAATGGCTTTCTTTTTGGTGTTGATGAACCTATTAATACAGGGGTAGCCTCCACGGGAGGACGTGCAGCAAGTGGCACGGACCCTAACACCGCAGCATTAAGGGCAGCAATGGGCCTTAAGCCTGCAGAATAAGAAAGTGAGGATTTTATAATATGCCGAATAATATTGTTTTAGCAAAGAATTACACAGACCTTTTGGACGAGGTCTATAAGAATGCGTCCGTAACAGCAGACCTTGTAAGTGATGCGTCCATGATGCGTGCAGGAGCAAATGCAAATGAAATTCTGTATCCTCAGATTGATGTTTCTGGTCTTGGAGATTATGACAGAAACAGCGGATATACTAAGGGTGCAGTAAGTGTTGTATGGAAAACTGCTACATTTAATTATGATCGTGGTACTAAATTATCTGTAGATACTATGGACAACCAGGAAACTTTTAATATTGCTTTCGGTATGGCTGGCGCTACACTGCAGAGAGATAAGGTTGCCCCCGAAGCAGATGCCTTTACCTTTGCTACTCTTGCAGGTATTGAAGGAATCTCTAAGGCTACAGCTGCAACATATGAGGACGGAGTTGCTTTCCTTGCAGCCTTACTTGCAGCTAAATCCGAGATGGATGAGGATGAAGTACCGGAAGAGGGTAGAATCTTATACGCAACACCTACCTTGTTAAACAGTGTAATTGCACTCGATACAACTAAATCAAAAGAAGTATTGAACTCTTTCACTGTAACAAAGAAGGTACCACAGAGCAGATTTTACACAGCGATTGATTTATTAGATGGTAAGTCCTCAGGAGAAGAGTTGGGACATTATCAGAAAGCTACTACAGGAAAAGATATCAACTTTATGATTGTTCATAAGCCTGCAATCATCAAATTTGATAAGCACACAGCATCTAATATCATAGCACCTGAGAATAACCCTGATTCTGATGCTTACATCTCTAAGTACCGTAAATACGGACTGGTTGATGTTTATAAGAACAAGGTTGCAGGCATTTACTTAAGCCACAAGGCTTAGTTAGGAGGCGTTAGTATGAGAACAGTAGGTATGAAAGTAGAAGTTGACCAGGAAAGCGTCAATACTGGTAAATTTGAAGGTATGGACGCAGAGCAGTTAAAGGCTTACGCAATTGAACACGGTATTGATATCGGTAATTCTAATTCCGTAAGTGGTTTGATTAAGAAAATTAAAGAAGCAGAAAAGACTGCTTAATGATTGGAGGCGGTACCATGATAAGTTATGCTGATTATACTTTTTATAAAGATACATATAAAGGGGCGGTCCTGGATACTGCCTCTTTTGATTTGTATGCCAATAAAGCAACAGCAATAATCAAACTGCACACTTTTGGCAGGGTGATAGAAACAAGTATCCCTGATGAAGTAAAGATGTGCTGTTGTGAGCTTGCAGAATCGATTTATAGCCACAATAAGACCAAAACAGGTAATGGTATAGCCTCTGAGAAAGTAGGGGATTACAGCGTGTCCTATACAAGCACAACAGAAACCGAAGCCCTTAATAAGTCGAGGCAAACAGAGATAATCAATAACTGGCTGCTTATGACCGGCTTACTGTATAGGGGGTGCTTTTAATGTTCACAAATGCAGATTGCACCATTTATTTTAAGCAAAACGGGCGGTATACCAGACGAGCAGTGGAAAATATATTCTGGTCTGATTCCAAACAGTCCAATATCATTAAAACAGGCCAGATAGATGTTGATTCCGTTAAGGTTATGATTCCTATCGAAAGTGCTAACGATTTAATCTTTACCACTGGTGAGGATATCATAATTAAAGGCATACAGGAGTTTGAATTTGACAATACAGACGGTAAAAGCATATCAGGCAGCCGTAAAGCCCTTGAAGTTATGGGAAAGGTATATACGATAACTGTAGCAGATGATAAGCGTTACGGTAGCGAGCATATGCATCACTATGACTTATCATGTAAGTAGGTGATAGTATAAGTTTTAATGGTAAATTAGAAATAAAGTCAGCCGATGTCATGATTAAGGCAAGGGGGCTAGAGCCTGGAGGAAGGGTCCAAAAATTTATTGATAATGAAATGATAAAGGTTATGAATCCCTATACACCAAGGCGAAACGGTGTGTTAATTGATAGTGTAACGCAACACACTGTCATAGGTAGTGGCGAGTTAGAATATGGCACTCCATATGATAGATATGATTACTACGGAAAATTAATGGTTTCCCCCACCACGGGAAGCGCATGGGCCAAGAAGGGCGAAAAGAAAGTATTAACCGATAAGGATATAACATTCTTTGGTGCACCACAAAGAGGCCCGTTCTGGTTTGAAAGGGCAAAGGCAGACAAGAAAGACGATATCCTTCAAGGAGCGAGAAAGGTAGCTGGTTCTGAATGAATATTATTGAGGTTGTACAGCAAGTATTATCAGAGTTTCCTAAGATGTCTGAACTTAATCAAGGGATTGTTATTGATTTCACCAAAATTGGTATTGATTTCACCAAAAAGGAACCTGACAATTGTGGGTTATATCCTACTGGTGATCAGATCTTAAAGAATTATATTACAGGGAATCAGGATAGACAACATAATTTCGTGCTATATGCTAAATTCCAGTCGTTTGAAGAATATGACCGGCTAGCAAA